CGTATCCGTTTTCGACTCTTTCAGCATCAAAGCTAAAATCATTGAATACATCAACACCTTTTCCTAGAGCATCACTTACAATAGACTCAAGTTTGCTTTTGACTGCTTTTGGGTCTAAATCTTTTAAAAAGACTTTGTAAGTTTCCTCTCTATCCAATACAAAATGATTTAGGGTTGATCTTTCGCTTGTGGAGTATGAAACAGACATCAGATAAAACTGTTTGTCTTGCAATTCGTCTTTGTTGCTAAGTTTCCACCCTGCGTTACCTAAGTATCTTTTCATCTTGCAAACCTAACCTGACCGATTTTGAGGTCTTCTTCATCACTATCAATGCTTCCACTTTCATTGCTATCATAATCAGCAACAAGAGTATTAAGTTCTGTTTCATACAAGACTCTAAACTTTTCTGATGCAACGTAGAATATGTCGGTATCTATTGCGTCTTTCATGTATGATTGACAGATTATTTCAAGTGTTTTGAAGATGTGTGCCTCTTTGAGTTGTAAAACATTCAAAAATAAAGAAATATCTAAACCTTTGTTTCGCAGATGGTTGGTCATAAATACTTCTGCTTGTTTTATATCCGATAAGAATCCATTTGATAATATTGCAACTTCATCAACATTAGTGACTGCATTTTGTAAAGCATCAAATTCTATCTTCCCTGAATCTTCATAGAAGAAGTTAATAATTCTATCCTGTCCATAGTTTTCGCCAGATATAAAACATACATACTTGTTGGTTAGGTCTGGCTCTTCAATAAGAACTGAATTAGACAAGGTTGTAGTCGTTCCAGCATCAGCCTTCATGACCATATCAGATATCGGTTTGAATCTTGCTACTACTTCTGCATTTGTCAATGTCATTACTCTGCCTTTTTATAGCTTCTTTTCTTTGGCTTTTCAACCACTTCTACATCTTCTTGTATGTCAAACAATTTACTTGCTTTGGCTTTATCAAGGTCAGATGGATTTAACTCCACCTTTTGACCCTTGATGCACTCGTACTTAGTTCCATTGCAAAGCCATTTGACTGTTCTAAGTGCTGTTACCTGCATACTATGCACCTGTGATGATTTCGATTGCATTATCATCAACTACACCGTACTCAATAGTACCAGTCCAACCAATGTTAAGCGTTCTACCAAGTCTGTCGAATGGTCCAGTAATTCTTGTGTCTGGCTCTGCTGATACAGCTTTACCTAATGCACCCATACCGAAACAGTTTACTTGTCCAGCAGTTACATCTGGATCTTCAACGATTAAGAAACCTTCAAGAGTACCAACTACACCATTTGTAGCAAGTTCAAGGTTTGTGTTTTGAGCGATTGAAATATAATCGTCTTTGATGTTAGAGATTTGTGCTGGATTAACAAATGCTACATAATACCCGTTCATTTTTGGGATTCTTGCAGTTGAAAGTCTTTCATAAGCACCTCTTAAATCACCTTTAGCAAGTGTACCTGAAGTAGCAGCTGCAGTTGTGTTAGTACCAGCTTCAAGAGCATTGATACCAAGTTGGTTAGTTGTTTCAGCAAGGTTGATACCTGTAAGACGAGCTGCTGCTCTATCTGCTTTACCACCAGTTTGAAGATTACTTAATGCAGTAGTTGTTACAACTGCTCCGTATTCTTTTGGAGTAAGTGTTACTGAAGAGTCAGCCATTGCAACTGCATCTACATCTGTTCCGTCAGTCAAAGCAGTTGTTGCTTTTGCCATCTTAGAATATACTGTAAAGTCGATTGATTTAGCTCCGATTGATACTTGAGTATCTACGAATGCGTCAATTTTGTTCATACCTGCACCAGATACGATTACCTCTTGGTCAATTAGTGTGATTAGAGAATCATCTAATACTGCTGCTGTTGTTACTACGTGTGCCATGTTTTTTCCTTATTAGTGGTTGAGTTCTGCATATAAAGCATCTAACTCTTTACGTGTCTTTGCATTCTTTATTCTTGACTGCAAATCCGTTGGAGCATTCTCTCTATTGGAAGAAGTATCTGTCTTTGGAGCTGATTGCTTTCCAAATAGGTACGCTTTCGTTTCCTTTAACTTGTTGATAAAATCTTCTTGATTGAAGCCCTCTGCTTGTGAAGCGTTTGTATATAACATCTCAAATACTTCTACGTCTTGTATCCCGTTTTGTGCTGATAGTGAACTAACTTGTGCTTTAGTTGTAGCTTTTAAGGCTTCTTTAGCATAGTTCTCTTTCTCAGCGTTTAACGCTTCTAGTTGCTCTTGCAGTTTTTGAACTTCAGTCTTGTTTGCTTCTTCAGCCTCTTTTGATTTATTAACCATAGATTGCAATGATTCGACACTATCAAGCCCTAAAGATTCAAGCAAGTCAGCTTTCGCCTTTTCTGCACCCTTAGCGTATTTCTTGTCAATTAAAGCGTTTAATGCTTCTTGACTCATTTCCACATTTCTAGTTTCCTGAGCCTGTGTTTGCTCTTGTTCCGAGTTTTGGTTGGTCTCGTTTTCCATAGGACTTCCTTATATAAAGTAGTTGTTTGTGTTACGAATAATCACACATTTAATTATATCATAATTATTTGATTATATTTTAAGTGCTTTTAAGTATGCTTTTCGTATGACGTTTTTTACTTCTTTAAGTTCGTTTTTGGCAAATCCTAAAAACTCTCTTCCCATCTTTTTATTATAATAAGCTACATCATTGTTTGAAAGCTTCCCACTTCTGTTGCCACCGATTGAATATCTAAGAATATTTTGTGAGTTCTTTTTAATAAATCGGTACTGGATTGATCTAAGCATTTTCCCTGTTTCTGTAAGATTAACAATCGATGATCCTTTCTTTTGGATCGTTTCTCTTTTGTATCCCTTGAATTGACTTCCATCTTTACTGATACCTCTTCTTGTTCTATCCGATATCATGGTTTTATAAGACTCGGCATAAGCATTGAGGTGTTGCTTGTTCATAGCTGTGAGTTTCTTTTTAAAGTCAATCTTTTTCTTTAACATGAGAAATTACCTTTAGTGTATCCTTCGCTTATTGCGAGTTCTTCAATCATTGGTGCTACTTCGTGCCTACAGTTCCATTTTCTTCTTGGATCATTCTTTAGCTTGTTTGATTCTTCTAAGGTGTAATACTTATTCTGATTAATAACACATTTGCAAAAATCTCTTATCTTCCCGTCTGGAGTTGGACCTCTATAAACATACACTAATTGATCTGCAATATCTGATACTGAATTGTCTATCAGTTTTTGTTGGAAGTCACTCAAAGCTGTTTCTGCATAAGTCTTTGAGTATTTTGCCAAACTTGTACCTGCAAGTGATTGTGCGATATTGTCGGCTATCTCTACTTGTGAAAGATTACTTAATGAATATTTATATAAATCTCTTTTAAGTGATGCAGCTGCCTGGTTGCCAACATCTCTAAATGTTTGAATGTCTAATCTTTTAATATCTCGTATTACATCTAAGTCTGCCTGTGTAAATACTGTTTGGATTCCAGACTCATTCAGTAATGCTTGTATCTCTCCATACGTTTTATCATAGCTATTATCTATAAAATCATTTATAAGTCTATAATAGCCTGTATCGCTCAATATGGCTTGAAACTCCCTATCAAAGAGTAAAGGGTCATCTATGAGTTGAACAGCCCTTATTTCTACTTCTTTCTGTACCCTTTTTAATATACGCTCAAAGTTCTGATTGAATAGATTTAATTCTCTGTCCATCTTTGAATTGATGGTGTCCATTATTTGATCGTAATTAGCCATTGGTTAGCCTTTATAGTCCAAGTGCGTCTGCTGTTGAAGTAAAGTCCAACTCTGTGCCTGTATTGACCTTTTCATAGACTTTATTCCTTTCTGCAAGGTTTTCATCGAGTATAGCTTTTGCTTCGTCTATGGTGATTCCACGCTCATTGGCTATCACTTCTGATGCAGATATTAAGCCTAAGTCTATTCTCTTTATGGATACATCTATTTGTGATGACTCTGCTTCTTTATATCTTGGTGAATTAAATTGGATTGAAAAATCTGAAGCTATCGGCTTTCCGTTTGTTTCCATTACAACTAATAATAAGTCAAATAATTGTTTTTCGTAGTGAGTAAAGTCTTGTTGTTGCTCCATAGTGTATTCATCAAGTGAAGCATTTTCCATTTGTAAAGCAAAGCCTGAAGATACTTGTCCACTCATTCTGAACTGTGAAGGACTTATATTATAGTTAATAGCCACATTATTGGCACTTGACTGTATCGTTTCATCTAATTGTTTAAGGTCTGCCTGTAAGTCTAATACATCAATGTTCACATTATCGCCAGAAGCTGTTAGTGCTGTTGATGGGTCTAATACTTGTCCTTGAAGTTCACCAATGTTTGAACCAGTCACTGTTAGTTGTTTAAATGATTGCCATTTTATCAGGTAGTTTTTAAATGTATTGTATATACAATTATCAAGGGTGATTGAGATAAGGTCTTGTCCTGTATATTCATCGAAGAATGTGCCATCTCTAAACCCGTTTTGCATAAATACAAATGGAAGCACACCGTATGGGTTTACTCCTTCTTCATTTCCTTCTGCAAATTCTACTTTATGATTTTCACCATCGTATATCTTGTAATAGTGTTCCTCATCTGACCAATAAGCCCACTTCTCATATTTATCATCTATCATCTCAATAAAATATTCTACTTCTTTTGGATCTTCGTATTCATCAAGAATAACTTTTGTTTTGTGTGGATATCTAAATATTAATCGTGGCTCTTCCGTTTTATAGTTCCAACTTACCTGCAAAAGAATATCATTGTAAGCATTCACAAACATATTTGCTTCTTTCATGTACTTATCTACAGATAATCTTTTATAGACTTCAATCATATCATCGTTGCTAAACTCTCTTGTTGTTCCAAATGAATAGACTCTTGATATCTTTTCGACTATTGTCTTATAAATGTTATTGGTTACATCTAATTGTTTATCGAGTCTTATTTCGTTTGCTTTGGAGTAGATATCGACTAAATGCTGAACTACCTGGTATCTGTAGTTATCATTGAACATATCATATCTGCGTTTGAACTCTTCTACTCTGCTTCTCTTTCTTATGCCTGAAGCTCTACCTGCTTTTCTCATCTCATCAATAAGAGATACGTTTTCGTTTACTAATGCCATTTTTATTCCTTATAACCGTTTGCTAAGATGTGTTGTTTTGATAAGAAAGTCATATCATCTCTGACTACTACTGTGAGCTTGTCCCCTTGTGAACCATCAAGCCGTACAAATTGACCACTGCTTGTAAAATCCCATTTTGCTGTTAGTACATCATTATCATTCCCAAAAGTGAAAAGTTTTACATCATTTGTGGTTGCAGCGATATTACCATTTGTTTTTATGGGGTAGGAAAGCATATTAGAAGTTACACCACCAAAAGTGCCTTGAATAAGCATACCATTGGTTAAAGCACCATTTGCACCGTATGATGTAATATTAAAGCCTTTTTGATCTTCTATGTATAGAGTCCAGGATGCCACTCTCCATATCTCATCTGAAGGTGGTGCTATTTCAAATTCTACAGAAGTATCTGATCCATCAACTGCCATATTATCGTTTGATCCATTTGTTAGACGTATTGCAAAGATATTTTTCTGCACTCCATCTGGGTCATAAGGTAACATCAGGGAATCCTTTTTCCCTTATTATACCAAATTAAGCAAAGGATAATTTATTTTGAGTAATAGATGGTTTATTGAGTCCAAACTCTCTGACTATGTAATAACCTGAAGCGTCATTAAAATCATCAATCGTTGCAGCTCCTCCAAACTTTTCAGGCTCTCCGTTCTTGTATGCCTGTTGCTCTAATGCTTTTGTGTATTCTTTGCATCTATTCGTATTAATTAAATAGCTATCAGTATTGAACATTGCATTCATTGCGTTTACTCTATCTACTACCCTTCCATTCTTGCTTGGTGCTATAACTCTAAACCCTGCATCTTTTAACAGCTGTATATCCGATCTTGAAGCATTTGTCTTGTTTGCATTACCTGAAGCATCTGGATAGATTGTAATTACATTTCGTGGATATTTTTCATTGATGTTCTCTATAATTGAATAAGTATCTTTTGAAATAATTTCATCTACGGCTATTGGTTTCCCATCTCTCAATACGTGTATGATTGAAACACAGCCACCGATGTTAAAGTCTTGTCCGATAAACAAATGTTCCCTTTCGTTTTGTATCACATCACTATGATGCTTCTCTCTTTTGAAATAGGAATATACAGTACCACTTGTTAGGTTGACAAACTCTCCCTCTAAGTATGCTTTTAATAGATTTGGAGGATATTGTTCTCTTAATTGCTGGATATAATCTTCTGAAAGGAATTTGTTATCATAGCTTCTAGCCTTAATGACTTTGAAGTGTCCTGTTTGTGCCTGATTATATAACCACTTAAAGCCCTCTGGAGTAGATACGGCATCAACTATGGCATTTGGTATTGAACGGTTACGTCCTAAGATTTTATTGTAAACTTTTTCCATTTTATCTGTTTGCAGTGTATCAGCTTCATCTATTAGACTATAAGCCACCTCATAACCAATGATCGTTTCTGGATTATCCATTGATCTAAATATAATTGTTCCGAAACGGTCTATGTGTATTTCTTTATCGGATTTATTTAGTTTGTAGGAGAGTCCTAGTGCAGATAATATCTCTGGGAACTTATCAAATGCGATATCCTTGATAAGTGGATAAGTTGGCAGATAATAAGCTACTCTTTTGTTTGGATACATCATCTTCATAGCTATTGTCTTGAGTGTTCCAGCGTATGACTTTCCAGAACCATACCCAGCTACAAGCATTGTGTTTTTATCCCGAGAGTTAATGAACTCTCTTTGATGTGGCAATACTTTGAAATCAAGCATCTATAAGTCTTATACCTGTCACAATATTAGTATTGACGTTTGTATCTTGTGTCGGGTGTGGATTTGCTATTGACTCAATATCTTTAAGCGTTGATGATACTTGCTTGATGTTCTTTAGAGTGATCTCGTTTCTGTTTTGTGCAATGACTGATAATAATAACTTTGATATCTTTCTTGTGCCTTCCATTAGCTCATTATCTTGCTGCATTGTGTTAATTTTATTTATAACCATTTCTTGGTTCTCTGGGTGCAGTTTTGATATGTTTTGTGTCGTTTTGTGCGTATTGGCATAAAACTCGCTTATCTCGTCACTTATATGACCTTTTACTGTCCATTGGTCATCTCTGATTTTATTGCTTAATAGTTTTCTTGGCACTTTATGTTTTTTAACAATATCTTCTTTTTCAAAGCCACCCTCATACGCTTCCTTGATTGCTTCCCAATTATATTTAGATGGTCTTGCCATTTAATATCCTTTATAGTTCTTTACAGAAGGCTTTGTTTAAAGCCCTCCATAAAATTCATGTGACAGTGAATTAATAACGTTAGACCTTTTAATGTAATTGTGGGTACTTCATCGAGTTGCAGTAGTTTCGCAGCCATAAGCCGTCCATGACCTGCTATTATGCCATCTTTATCATCAAGAAGTATTGGATTTGTGAAACCAAACTCTTTTATGCTTGATGCGATCTGTTGCACCTGTTCTTCGCTGTGTGTTCTTGTATTGTTTATGTATGGTATTAATTTAGATGTGCTTTTGTATTCTATTTCCATTAAAATAACCTTCCTTGTGATTTAATCTTTTCTAGTCTTTTAGTTGTGCTTGATAATTTCCTTTGAAGTGATTTTATCTCACACTGTGCCTTAAATAGCTTTTTATAAAATCTGTCTTCAATGATCATCTCATTGTAACAAACCATCTCTAATTGATTGTCCGTAAAGCCAAGTATTGACCAGTTGTTTTTCTTTATCTGTAGTCTTTCAAATGTTACTTCTTTGTTATCGATAGTGTCAATGTTTATATCTAGTCTTGGCTTTTTATTGCTCATATTATCTTACCATAGCTACATTAACTGTGTGCCGTTGTATTTCACCAAACTCTTTATGGTGAACAATACACTTCATATCTCTGCCACTTCTGTATCCTGAAGATGCATGCCATGCATCTTTAGCAGCCAATGTTCTAAAGCTTTCAAACTTGTATG